GGCGCAATAGGAACTTAAGCAAAGCAAAGGGAACGAAAGATAAGTGCCCATCATTTGTCCGTGGGTAACCTCACCTACTCTCTTTCCTTTCTCCACGAACTCGGCCCGCAACGAATCGTAGGCGAGCTTCCGCACGATACCAGGGATAGATGATGCCTTTGAAAGGAGCGACCCAAGAATTGCTTCTGTGGCGTCCAATCTAAGCCCATCCGTTGCGTTAGTTAAATCGATTGAGGTTTGGAATCGATTCGTGCAAATTTTCCCTATTCTTTTCTCAGTCGGCGGGCCGACCAAAAGCCAATCTTTGGACGAGAGATGTCCATAGATCGCTTTATGTAGAGGTGCGAGTAAGTCATAATGGCAGCTGGGTATGCCCATGGGTCTGACCTTCCCACAAGTAGGTACTTCTTTGTAACGCATTTGCATTTCTGCCTTTAGGGCGCCCGGGAGTGGACCTCCGCCAAGGACTGTGGCGAGAAACTCTCTCCGACTGCTCTTCTGACTCCAAAACTTGTCCGAAGCAAGGCGATCAAACCTTGCCGACGCATTAGGGACGAAAGAATAACAGAAAGAGGGGTAGAGTGACTCGTCCCATCCAAAGCGAAAGTTCTCACGAACTATCCTTCTACAGAATTCCAGGTACGCGAAACTGGAGGTAGGGGGAGAATTCTGGCAAGCTCTGGCCATCCATTCTTTTTTGACGGGGGGGGGGGGGTGCTTCTTACAGCAGTCGTCCGGCAGATTTTTCTTGACTGATGATATCGATAAGGCCATCATCCATCTGTCGCGGCGACCAAGCCGACGAAGTAAGGGGAGGCCCTCGCTCCAGCCATGCTGGGAACGAGGGAAGGGGAGGGAGGCCCGATTGGGCCCGGGGGGGGAGAGGAGGAAGAGATGGTAACGATTGAGTTCGCTAGCACCCAAGTCCGGTAATTCGCCCTTAGGAAGGGAGAATCTGATCCGAATGACTCGCAGTGCAGACTCGATCGTTAGCCTAGTACGGAGCGCGTTTCTCGCGCAGGAGCACCGTACCGTTGGGACCTCACCACTAGTGGATTTAAAGGAACCCTGACGTCGACTATCCAAAGTCGAATCCATCTTCTCAAGAGTTGTCGTAAGACCTCGAAAAGAAG